ACAAAGGCATCGGTGGCGTAGAAATTGGATGGCAGCCAAACGCTTACTCCGCCTTTGCTGGCCCCCGTAGGAGTTCCGGATTTGTAGTTCACTGGATATGGAAGTATTAGATCCCAGGATTTCTTATCATCAAGTGGTGCGGTATTGTTATCTTTTAAACTTAAATAAAGGGAGCCATTTCTAGAAGTAACGATATCATTCTTGTTATAGGATTTTCCGGGAATATAACCACCGACAAATTTAAAAAGTTCTCCATCACGTCCCGGATTTCCAGTAGGTCCAGTCGGCCCAATTAGGCCTTGTGGACCTTGGTCGCCAATTTTTCCCCGTTGTCCGCGCGGTCCTCTGATATTTGGAAAGTTTTTTATTTTTCCATCCGTTGTATGGATGGATAAAGCTACTTGATGCTCGGATTCGGTGATATCAATTTTCTCAATTCCCGTTCCATTATTTCCACGCGGGCCGGGTAATCCACGAGGCCCAAGGATTGAATCGCCTTTGTCTCCTCGCTCTCCTTTCTCGCCCGCAGGTCCGATAAGTTCATTTTTTTTTTGGTCTATGGAATAAGTTATTAAATCTTTAATTTGAACCGCATTAAGCTTGGCCTCTTTAAGATCCCTAACGGTTTTTATTATATCTAATAAATTATTTTCCACTTTTTTTACCTTTAATAATTTTAGGGATTAGTTTGGGGGGTTCTTCGATTACAGCTTCAGCTAAAGATTTTTCAATTAAGGTGAGGGCGGATTTATCGTCCATTTCCACTATGTCGCCATAGGTTCCTGTAAATGCTCCGCCAAAACTCGCTTTTAACTTTATCTTCAAAATACCTCCGACATAAGTGCGGAAAAAAGGGGGACCGAAGTCCCCCGATGTTTAACTATTATGGATGCTTTAAACCAGCTATTGCTAGAGGGTAGGTCAATAACACGTCACTTCTGCGAGTTAGCAGAAAGCCCGTTAACCCAAGCTCAGCATATCTCTCATTGAGAATCTGAAGTGAAGTATTCATTCTGTCCCCAATCCATACTCCATATCTAAAATCTCCGTATAGAACGGAAACTTTAGTAGTGGCAGGTACCGGCATGTATGGAGAAATATAAATTGGATTTCCATAAAGCATGTCAGATGAATCGGCTGATAAACTCACGCGAAGCAAAAATTGTCCGTTGAGGTCTTTCATTCCCGCTAAAATTTTGTAAGTCGTATCATGCATTAACCAAGAGGCATTAGCTCGATAAGGAGGTGATACAAAATGTTTTAGATTCAAAAGATCAACGTCAGTTATGGTCGCTGCTCCTGCGGCAGGAGTTGTAAGTAAAGCCGGGTCATTTAAAATTCCTAGAATTGGAGATGCAGGCCCAATCCCAGTTCCATTTAGGAAGGCATTTCCTTCAAGGGTTGCCATTGCTCTGGAAAAGGATTCAGATAAAAATTCCATCAGATTGACGGCATTATCTTGCATTAACTCCATTGAAACTTGGGTTAGCTTGGTCATTTTGAAAGCTGACAATCTTTTTAGTACGAAACTTGGATCTGTTCCACCAGCCGCAACCGCTTCCGGAGTAAATACAGCAGTTCCAAAATTAGTTGAGATCGGGATATCCAATGTGCTGGTGGTGGTGATGACCTTGGCAAGTTGTCTAAGTACGTCCTGTTGGAAAAGGCCCGATTGAATCATGCCTTCCAATAATATCGGGACCAACACTCCGCCCGCGGCGGGAGTTCCAACGGTTAAAATGTTTTTAAACTCAGGAGCTAGTTCCTGGTAACCTTGCTTTAAATAGGCGATGAACGCTTTCTCATATTGCTCGGTTTTTCTTTTATCCTGGAAAGATTGTGGCATTTCCGGTTCAAAGAATTTAGCTTTTGGCTTTTCTTCTTCTTCAATCTTGGAAATGGTGTCCATTCTCTTTAGGGTTCCATTGATATCTGTCACCCGGTTCATAATCTTGTCGAATTGTTCTTTATCGATTTCAGAAAGCGTTTCTTTTTCGTGTACTGCTCTGGCATCGTTGATGAGTTTTATTTTCTCATCGATTAGTTCTTTTTGGTTCATATAAAATCCTTTTTATATCAAAAATGTTTAACGAGCTTTCGCTGCGTGTATTATAAATATTCTGCTAGTTCAATTCTTCTCCGTAAAAATTCTTTTTGCAAAGATGCCCGTTTTAAATCTTCTTCTTCCTTTGCTTTTGCTAATAGGGCCTCATTGGTTACTTTTTTAAGAATGTCCGGGGTGTTTTTATATATAGATAAATCGAAAGCTGATTTGGCCTGCAAGGTTTCGTATTCTAAAGTATGGGCGAAACCGAGTTCTTGAGCTTGAGCGGCTGTGTACCAACTCTCAGCTTCTAAATAACTTTCAATCACAGAAGGATCTAATTTTGTTTTTCCAGCATAAATGGAAATAAGTTGGGTATCAATTTTATCTAAAATTTCAGCTGTATCTCTTAGTTCTTTTGAATTTCCTGCGGTCAAAGACCAAGCTTTATGAATCATCATCATGGAATTTTCTCTTTGGAATACTTCATCTCCTGCCATTAAAATGACTGAGGAAATTGAAGCGGCCAATGACATATTTTCGGTGGTCACCTTCGCGCGATGAGCTTTTAAAGCGCTATAAATTCCAAGGCCGCCAAAAACGCTACCTCCTGGACTATTAATCGCCACGTGAATTCGGTCCACATCCATCGCTCGGATTTTAGCGATTAGCTCGGAAGGATTAAGGCCAAACATTTCATCTATGGCGTCGAGAATTTCCACCTGACCGATTACCTCCCCTTCCTTGGATTCTTTGGCGGATACTTTAAACCATTCTTTTGTTCTAGCTCTAAGTTGGGGGTATTGATGAAACATTATATCTCCTTTAGTAATTTTATCTGTTCTTCAAGGATCGTTTTATTTAATTGTGCAGCTTCTTGCTGTACTTGGGAAGATTGATCGGCTTGTTCCGATTGTTTTTGAAGTTGATCTACACTTGTCATATTCTGTTGGATAAACAATTGGTCACACGCCGGGGAATCAACTCCATCTTTTCCAAGATAAGAGCGAGCTTCATTGGGTGTAAAAATTCCACCCTGTACCAGTCTAGCGAGTGACTGGGATGTGCTATCTAGTCCGCCAGTAAGCACCGTCGTATAATCGAAACTGATTTCATAGTTCATTACGTCCCTTTCTTTCAGAAGGTCGCGCGCGCACGCCTGAGCGAAACATTGAAAGAGGGGCTTCAAACAGAAGTTGAGCCAAGTCAAAATTACTTGCTCCACAGTTTGGTATGAGCTATCTTTTGTAAATCCTATAACAGGTCCAGGGACCATAAAGAATCTGCAAATATCTCCAAGTGATGCGTTTTTATTTTCGATGAGTTGTAATGAAATATTATCATTCATTGAAATTGGTTTAAAAGTTAATCCATTATCCAAAAGCATGATTTTATTTGTATTAGCATTTCCCGTATAGCTAGTTCGGAATAATTCCAAAACCCGTTTTGCGACTTCACTCGAAATTGGATTCGGACCCTCTATGGTTCCGCCGGGCCTGCTGGAATTTGGGCCAAAGCTGCTCTCTTGATGTTTTTGTAGGGAAATATCCAATCCAATTGATTTGCTTCCATAATTTATGGGGGAAAGGGGATTAATTACCCCTTTAGAAAAACCTCTAATATGCAGAATTTCTCTTTTGGTAAATGTCTGACCAGTTAATTTTAATCCTATCTCGCCAACATAATAAATTAAATCGGTATGCGAATCGTTCCAAACAACACTGACTAATGAAGGATCTATAGGCGTTAGACTCACAGGACGATCATAAATATCCCGCTGGACGAAAACATAAGCAACAGAGTGGAGAACCAAGGAAGCCGCAATCTGTTGCTTTATCTCATAACCACTTTGGAGGGGATTTGGTCTGAAGTTCAAAAGATAATATAAGGGGTGATTTGGGAGAAATTCCCTGTCAGATATCCAATCTGTTTTGTAAACCTTTATGGGCAAAGATGCCGTAACCTCTGAAATTGCTTTCACGCAAGCAAAAACACAAGATTGTCTCATAGCTGATTCGGAATTTACGTGCTCTCCATGCAAAGAATAGATGGGAAGTGAAGAAAAATTGACATTAGTAGTATCTTGCGGTGCAAATACTTGTTTTATGCGTTCTAAAATACCCATGCCGATAGTTTAAAGTATAATTAGAAGGAATTAAATAGGAAAAAAGGGAGAGCAAAAGCCCTCCCCTATTTACCGAACCACATCGCGCCAAACCAGACCATGCCATATCGAATCCTGCCTTAGCAAATCACATCACACCTAGCCTCAGGATAAAATGTTTCGTTTTTAAAATAAATCCTCACCTGACCAAACCACATCAAACCCGACACAAGCTGAGCGCACCTGACCATACACCACCCGACCAAATCAAGTCGGACCCTATGAATAGTGGGTTTCAATTTAAAAATAAATCCTTACCCTACCGAGCCATGCCAGACCGAATCGCGCCAAATCACACAGCACCAAACCGAACCGGACGGAACCACACCCAGCCACATCGTGGGATAAAAGTTTTCCGATTTTAAAATAAAAATCCGAACCCTGCGGAACCCTAGCAAGCCGAGACAAACCTTGCCATGCCGAAGCCTATCCGACCGCGCCAAATCCAGATCATTTCAAAACTTGAACGGTAAATCTCCCGTATCTAGGACGATAATCTCCTGCTCCTACAACTTCTCCTGCCCTTTCAATCCATTTAATTATTTGTTCTTTTTGACAAACATCCGGGAAAAATTGAACTTCAAAAGTTGTGGACCATTTATTAAAAATGGGTCTAGTTCTTATAATGGTTGATTGTTGAACTTTTACGGGGGCCCTAAAGACATATTCTTTTTTTTCAAAAAGATTTTGTCCTTTTGTTTTCATATCTTTAAATTCCAGTAAGGAATCTTCCTCGACAAAGGCACCCGCTTTCGCTGCTGGTCCTTCTTTAAACTTTTTGGCCCCATTAATAAGCATTCCCTCGAAAATCTTAGAAGGTAGAATCACTTGGTCTTTTTCGTTTATATACAGACCAGATTCAAACTCCAATCTACCTAATTCGTAAAGATCGGCCTCCGTCTTTTGCTTTTTTCCAGAGATTTGTTTTATTGCTTTTGCGTACTCGTTTAGCGGATCCACCCCTTGGTTGTTGTGCGTTATTAGGGGGGCGACTCCTATTAACTTTAATTTCAGTTTTTTTACCATTTAATCTTCTCCTTGTTATTAGATATCTTCTTTCTCTCAAAGAACTAGTTATTGCGGTATGACAGGGTTTACAAAAAGTCCCCAATTCTTCCAATTTCTCTTCATTGAAATTGGCATAAGAATTATGGTGAACTTGTAAATTTTCAATGGAATGACACCCAAGACAGAATTTGTCTCGGTCAATTATTATTTGTCGGAATTCAATCCAGTCCTCTCTTTGCTTCTTTCGAGGTCTGCCTTTTATATGGCTTTGATGCATCGTGGAATATATATAGAAGAAGATTTAAAGCGTCAAGAATTATTTGACTTTCTTCCTAATCCTCACCCTCAACCCCAAAACATTCCCCACTATCAAAACCACCAGCATCCACTCATACCAATGGGAGGGGATTTTGCTTGCATATAAAAAGCAAAAGGTGATTAGGGATATGATATTGGGGAGGATGTAAAGATACCTACCCATGGAAATTTGCTTTAGCATATCGCCAAAGTACCAATCGGATTAATTTCTGATAAGACCTTTTATTTGCCTTAGTAAATCCCTTAAAAAGATTAATAGTCTCTTCGTCCAATGCCAGAGTTATCTTTTTTCCAGGGCCAGAACCTGCTAGAAATTCCTCTGGTGGTGGCAAGGTATCCTCGACCATTTTCCATTTTCCAATTGGACCGTTAGTGTATTTTATTTTTTTCTTCATAAATCCTCCTTTCTTTTCGCCAAAACCCGGCGCCTATTATTCTTATTATATTATTTCTTCTAACAAATCTCACTGTGCAAATTCCATCATCAATTTTACCGATGCATACTTCTCGGCACTCCAATGTAGAATGTCTAGAATCCGAATTGAAGGTTAGCCGATAAGGATCCTCAAAAACTTCTTTAGCATCCTCGAAATCAACCCTATGCTCGAGGATATTCTTAATATTTTTTTTAGGATCCCAATCAAATTGCATGGATGGATATTGCCAAAAGTATGGCAAAAGCGCAATATAGTCAAGTAAAAGTGTCTAAAAGTTAGGCAGAACCGGTCATATAGGCGATAAAAGCGGGGTCATCATAGCAGGAAGTAGCGTTATGCCGCTGTAATTCCCACAAACGAAGCGCCATTGATAATCCTAAGGTTCCGTCGATACGGCCAAAGCTGCGTGCCTTATCAAATTTCCTGGAACCGGCAGGATCCGATATAACCACAGTATTGGCCACACACCAGGTGAGAACTGGATTAAGCCCCGCCCGAAGTCTGGCATCTAAAATTAATTCTTCTAAAATATTACAGCAAGGGCCCATATCTTTGAAGCCTTGCCCGCATGGTTCGAGTGGAGTTGGGCACCCGATGGAGTCGAGTGCGCTTTTCATGGTGGTCATCCCCCATCTGTCATAATGTATTCCCTTGATATTATATTTTTGTGAGAGATCATAAATTTGTTTGGCAACGTAGTCGTATGAAATGCTATTTCCAGGCGTGGTAAAAA